CTATGTTATTAACTTCACTTTTTACATAATCCAATATGTAAATTAACACAACCAACAACACACTAAACAATCTTTGGTCTTGGGTCCAATTAAATGCGTTGTAATCGGCTTTTATGAAACAAACGGCACAATATACCACCAATGTGATTATAATCGTTCTAATGGCTTGTTTCATGCCTTTTTTAACATTATAGTGTCCTCATTTTGAAGGTACTGGGCGGGTTCGTATACTTCACCCGTCTGTTCGTTCAAATAAATTCCGTGATTCATGTTCTTGTAGGCGTGTTGGTGCAGTTTTTCGCGTTCCTTTAACTCCGCCCGTAATTCCATCACTTGTGGGATGTGGTCGTAATTATACCGACCCCCACCCGCCTTGCGTGTGATTTCGTAGCCGTGGTACACTTGCCCATGCCATTTACCCGCTTCGGTCAATGCAAGGGGTTTTACTTGGTCCTGAAAGTTCTTGATGGTATCCGCCAATTCCTTTAATTCAATGTGGAATTGTAGGGGGCAGTAATTGCCACCCCCTATTTCCAACATCGTGTCCGATAGTTGCTCAATCATTTTTTTCATCAGAACGGCAATTCATCGTGTGAAACTGGTTTCAATTGTGCCAAGGTGTCTTGACCATCCACCACAAACTTTTCAAACACTTGGGCGTAGGCAAGTATTTCATGTAACTTGATGTCACCATTGATGACCAAATCACCCGCCACCTTTAACACACTCATACGGGTAATGCGTTTGTCCGTTTCGGGGTCTTTGGGTTTTGGTGTGAATCCTCCTTGCGCACCTGGTTGTGCCATCACGGGTGCAATCTTGTAATAAATGCGGTCTTTGAATTCCTTGGATGTGATGGTGTAATCGGTTTCCACACCCACTTTGAATTTGGTTTGATCCGCACTTTTGCTTGCATACTCACCCGAATCGCCATTGGCAAAGGTGATTTCAAATTTGTACAATGTGCCGTACTGGCCGTTGTAAGTTCCGTTGGCAGTTACATTGGTTACTGCGCTTCTTTTTTGTTGTTCCATACTATTTTGTTTTTTAATTGGTAGTTTAGTTTTGTGAGAATCTCAAATTGTTTTTCCATTGAAAGGCCGTTTCGTTTGAATTGGAATTTCCAGGTTGTAACTGTTGCGTAATTGGCGTGTAATAACTCCGCCAACTCTTTGTTGCTTTTGTTAAATACTTGTGTTAGTGCTTCGTGTGTTGTCATTTATGATAATTTGATGTGCTTGTCCGAGTGTGAACAACTGCCAATCCTCATGCCCTTCAAAGGTTATGGAATAAGTGCCGTTGTTTTGGTAATGCTTTTCGATGATGTTGACATTCTTGTATGTCTTGCGTTGTAAAATGGTTTCAACCGCATCCAATTCAAAAAGGGTTCTAAAATATAGTGTCATCATATTGACTGTGCTAAAAGCCACCCGAAATGGAACGCATCTGTGCAATTCATCGCGCCTTCTATCTTGACTTGGTAAAGTTTCATGTCGGGGTATGCGTCAGTTTCACTTGTTTCCATTGGCCCGTAATCAATCGACCAATCCTTTTTGTTGCGAACAATGTAATCTTTCATTGCGGTCAACTCTGCCTTATTGATAAAGTATGTTTGTATCATTTTGCTTTGCCTTTATACATTCTGCGTTGAACCAACATTTGAGTGAACTCATTGAATTCGGGGATGTATTTATCCTTTTCAAACTGGTATGGGGTTGCTTCTTGTGTGTTCTCAAAACGCTTGTTGTTGCGTTTGATGCAGTGCCATGAATAACCAATGGCGAATGCAATGGGTGTTCCGATGATTAAGTAAATGATATCCATGTTATTTGTCTTTTCAAAAATAGGTTAAAGTATTTGCAATTCCAAATTAAATGCGTTTTAATATAAAATCAAACGCTTCATGTAAAGTGACTGTGCGGTAAATTTCAGCCATTCTAAAGGCGTGTTCCCATGTTGGTGCATACCATGTTTTGGTGTACAATTCCTTCCCGCTTTCGTTGCGGTAAACGCATTCGTAAATGTTGATTATTGCTTTCATAGTTGTAAGTGGGGGCATTAAGCCCCCGTTGAGATTCTGTATTCTGTTGGAACTTTCTTGGCACATTCGCTTCCGATTGGCATTGTCCACGCGTCATCGTATTCGTTGGTGTCGTTGGCTGGGTACATATCGCCACCCCAAATGGTATTGATAAAGAATTTAGGTTCTTTGATACCTTGACCGCAACAAGCGCAAGTACCATAAAATGATTCTTGGTTGGCGTAGTACTTTTCTTGGTTTTTTGCGAACATGTTGCTCGCAATTCTTGGGATGCTGATGATGTTTTTTGGTTCGTTTGTCATTTCCATGATTCAAAAGAACAACAAATAATTTGCAATTCCAAATTTCAAATGGTCTAACACACAAAAAAAGTGAGCCAAAACCCACTTTATTTGTAAATGGTTACTTTTCCTTTGTAAGTGACTTCAACATTTCAATCAAACGGGGGCAAGGATACACATCCGCCTTGTCCGCACGAACTGAATTGTGGGTGAATACACCTGATTCATTCTTCAATGCACGCTTGGTTACTACCCAAATATCCTCGTTGTAGGTTAAATCAATGCCGTACTTTTCATTCCAAAGAATCAACAAGTCCTGAACAGATTGGATTTGTTCGACTGTGTACTTATGCCACAACTTATACCCTTTGTACGCCGTTGAAAGTTCCGTTACTTGGTCTGCGGGTATTTCACCACCCACATAGTTGTAATACTTTGTGCCTTTTTTGGTCAACGGACCCCAGTTGCAAACCTCAATACCAATGGATGTTCTATCCAAAGGAAGATACGGGCAACCATGCCCCATGAAATGCTTTGTGCCAAGCCCTAAATGATACGCCCAATACTCACTCCCAAACCCTTGAACGATTGTGCCGTCTGTTGAGATGGCAACACAAGTTGCAACCTTGTTGGCAACCTTTTCCCAATACGCAAAGGTTTGTTCACCGCTTCCATTTCCTGCCGTGTGGTGTAAATACACCTGGGTCTTTTTAACCGCTTCGCGATTGTATGCCCTAAATGGTACTTGTTTAATTTTCATCTTGTTTCTTTGATGCTCCAAAATAGAATGATACTACCATAGTGACGATGGATGTAACCCCACCCGCAATGGTAAAATAAATGTCCTTTTGATCCGTTGGGAAATCCCAAAAGATAATTGAAAATAATATGGCATAACTCAATGCCAAAATTAGGATGGCAACAATGCCCGTTACATTTGTTTTGAATCTGTCCATTATCCTTGACCCACACTGGGCTTTTTTGATTTGTGTTTATTGATGTGCTTGGTGTGTCTGCCCAACTTCTTTTTGGGCTTTACACGAAATGTCGTTGTGTTGGTTGCCTTTGCCATTACAATCCATTTAGTTTTAGCATATTGTTCAAACTGATTGTGTCCATGTCCGCAATGGCCGTATCAACTCCCATGAACATCATGGTCTTTGCATACTTTTCCGCCTTGGCTTGTGCCTTGGCAACATCCGCTTTTAACGCTTCTTTTTCTGCAACCTTAGATTCAACCATCTTTGCGTTCATCGTTTGAGCCATTTTGGTGGCTTCTCCCGAACTTTGAATGTTTTTTGATACCTTGTTAAGCAACGCATCTATTTCGTCAATCTGTGGGCTTGGTTTGGCGTTGGCAATTGTGAACACATAACCAGTGATAAACAATGCACTAAATACGATTAAAAGATTTTTCATAGTTTTTTCATTGTTTGCATGATGCGGATTTCGGTCATGGTTGCAGCCAAACACGAATCGGACTTTTTAAGGGCGTATGTGAGTTTGTCAATCTTCACATCCAACGCTTCTATCTTTTGGTTTGCCTTTTCAATTTGTTCTTTATATCCCGAACGAAGGTCAAAGTAAAGATAAGAAACAGCAACAAGCATACAAAAGGCCACGGCTGCAATTGGGTTTTTGCGAAATTGGTCAAACGACACGGGTAACGCATTGGGTTTTTTAATAGGTGCCATTATTGTGGGAATGGGGGTGTTACAACTTCAAATTCTTCGGGCGTTCCAAGTATTGGTGTTAATGATTCATCAAAAACAATATACCAAAATTGCGGTGTGTTTAATTCTGCAAACTGATAATC